AGTATTGGCAATTGGTCCAGATGTAACTCTAGTTAATGTTGGAGATATTGTGTTACTTGAATGGACTAAAGCGCATGTTGTTAAGGTTGGTGATGCACAACGTGCTATTATAGATGAAGATAATATTGTAGCAGTATTGGAGAAGTAATGAAAGCAATTAAATTTTACGCAGAATGGTGTGGTCCATGCAAAGGACTATCGATGATTATCGAAAGTGCCAAAGAAAAAATCACAGTGCCTATCGAGAACATTGACATTGATCAGAACATTATGGAGTCTGTACATTATGGAGTTCGTTCAGTGCCAACAATGATTCTGTTGGATGAAAATGGTGCTGAGGTTAAACGTAAGGTTGGTACAATGAATGAAGCGCAACTGTTAGAATTCTTAAAGGTTTAATGTGAATATTATTGGATTATATGGCGCATATGAATGGAATGCTAATGAACAATTTCATCCTATAGTTCATACATGCAGAACATGGATTCATGATGCTGGTGCAACTTTATTTAAAGATGGTGAACATATCTGTAGTGTCTTAGAAGAAAGACTCACTAGAGTGAAATATGAAGGTAACTTTCCTAAAAAATCTATTGATTACTGTTTAGATTATTCTGGGTTGAAACCTGAAGACATTGATATTGTCTGTATTCCAAGTAGTCCATTATTGTTATGGAACGAACAACTTGAGTTGAATATAATACATTCAATTTTATATGATACATTTCCAAAAGCTAAAGTGATGGTTATATCTCATCACTTATCACATGCAGCATCGGCAGTAGTTTCTTCACCATATGAAGAAGGTTGTGTTGCTATTTTGGATGGTGCAGGTTCTTTTGCTATTAATCACCATTATCTAGCAGAGCAAAAAGAATGTAATAGTATTGGTTACTTTGATAAGAAAGATAAACTAATTAAAATATTTGTTGGCCATGGTGGATGGAATAACTTTGGAGATTTTTATAATAGTCATTCTGGTAACATCTACTTCGAGAAGAATAATATTCCACCAGAAGATAGGAACAAGTACCTAGCTGATTCAATTGACGGAAAAATAATGGGATTGTGTGGATATGGAACACCACAAAAAATGATTAGTTATATTAAATCACCACCATATTGGGGTGGTGTTCCATATATTATTTGGAATTCAGATATCAAAACTGATATGCTTGATGGTAGTGCTGATGATAAAGCTGCTACTCTCCAAAAATCATTAGAGTCTGGTATTAAAGACTATATGATTATGTTAAAAGAACGTGATTATGTATATGATAATGTATGTTTTGGTGGTGGAGTATTTTTAAATGTTCTAGCGAATACTGTTATAAAGAATTCTGGTTTATTCAATAACATTCATATTCCACCATATCCTAGTGATTCTGGTCAGTCGTTTGGTGCAGCTGCATATGCAGCATTTATGAATGAACCAACTATTAAATTACCTAAAAATCTTGCTTTGCTCGGTAAAGAATATACTGAAGATGAAATAAAAACTTCACTAGATTCATTTAACCTTACATACAAAAGATATGGTTATGATGGTATCTATTTAGAAACTGCTCGTCTTATTGATGAGAATAATATCATTGGGTGGTTCCAAGGCAGATCAGAAGCTGGCGCTAGAGCACTGGGTGGTAGATCTATTCTAATGAGTGCGAGAAACCCAGATAACAAAGATATTTTAAATAGTAGAGTTAAACACAGAGAATACTGGAGACCATTTGCTGGAGTTATCTTAGAAGAAAATGTTCAAGAGTATTTTGATAATGGTTTCGTTTCACCATACATGATGTACTCAATGACTGTTGCTGAAGATAAACGAAATGTCATTCCAGCCATCACGCATATTGATAACTCTTGTAGAATTCAAACAGTAACAGAGGAATACAATCTTCATTTAACTAAAATGATACGAGAGTATAATAAGATAACTGGGATTCCAGTAGTATTAAATACTTCATTCAATGATAATGGTGAGCCGATAGTTGAAACACCAGAGCATGCAATCAAAGCATTCTTAAATATGGATATTGATTATTTGGTTATTGGAAATTATATTGTAAACAAAAAGGATATTAAATGAGTATACTAGACAAAATTAAAAAGAACAGCACCATCAAAGAGACTGCTGTTCTATCGCAATCAAAATTCTTTACAAAGAAAGATATGATTCCAACAAGCATTCCTATCATCAATGTGGCTCTTTCTGGTCGTCTTGATGGTGGTCTTACTCCAGGTCTTACAATGTGGGCTGGTCCAAGTAAGCACTTTAAGACTGCATTCTCTTTGCTGATGGCAAAGTCATACTTGGACAAGTATGAAGACTCTGTTCTTCTGTTCTATGATTCAGAGTTTGGTACTCCACAATCATACTTTGATTCATTTGGTATTGATACAGATCGTGTTGTTCATACTCCGATTATGGATGTTGAGCAATTGAAGTTTGACATCATGCAGCAATTGAATAACATTGAACGTAATGAGCATGTCATTATTGTTATTGACTCAATTGGCAACTTAGCTTCTAAGAAAGAAGTAGAAGATGCTATGGATGGTAAGTCTGTTGCTGATATGTCTCGTGCAAAACAGATGAAGTCATTGTTCCGTATGGTTACACCTCACCTTACAATGAAAGACATTCCTCTTGTTGTAGTGAATCATACATATAAAGAGATTGGTCTGTATCCCAAAGACATCGTTGGTGGTGGTACTGGTTCATACTACTCTGCCGATAACATCTTTATTCTTGGTCGCCAACAGGAGAAAGATGGTAATGAATTAACTGGCTACAATTTTATTATCAATGTTGAAAAGAGTCGTTATGTTAAAGAAAAATCTAAGATACCTGTTAGCGTATCTTTTGATGGTGGTCTTAGTAAGTGGTCTGGTCTACTTGACATTGCGTTGGAGTCCAAACATGTGGTTAAACCATCCAATGGATGGTACGCCAAATGCAATCCCGACACTGGCGAAGTAGAAGACAAGAAGTATCGTCTTGCAGATACAAATACAAAAGAATTTTGGATGCCAATTCTAATGGATAAGTCTTTCTATGATTTTGTTAAGAACAAATACTCAATGGGTCAAACTGATATGATTCAGTCAGATGATCTTGATGCAACACTGGCAGCTTTGGAGTTTGAAGATTGAAACCATATGTAGTCGTTGAAAATAAGAGGACTGGCATGGATGCCATTAAGTTGACATCTGAGCCATACTCAGGTATAATTTATACCTATGGCAAGGTTGAGTTTATTCCTGACGAAGAAAACTCAACACTAAAGATAAAATTCGATTACGAGATTTTAGATTATGCAAGCAAGCAGTTTGATCTCTCAATCTTTGAGAATTATATTGGTGAGTTATTAACTGATATGATTCATGAAGGTATAGCAGAAAATAGTATTTCATACACAGGCGGAGTTGATGAGAATAGAACAGAAGATCCTGAGCAATCTAGTAAATGATGAGCAATATTGTCGCAAGGTAATTCCATTTCTTAAGAAAGAATATTTTTCAGATCGTAAGGAAGTTATTGTAGCGCAAGAGATTGTAAAATTCTTCAACGAGTATAACAAACCTGCCACCAAAGAAATCCTTTCAATTGAAGTTAGCAATAGAAAAGATCTGAATGATAAAGAGTTATCTGAGATTAATGAGTACATCAATAACCTAAGCACAGAGCCAGTCAATGAAGATTGGATGTTGACCAACACTGAAAAGTTTTGTAAAGATAGGGCGGTCTATAATGCAATCCTCTCCTCGATTAAGATCATTGATGGTAACGACAAGCAACATACACAAGATGCTATCCCTAACATTCTTTCTGATGCTCTTGCCGTTTCATTTGACAATCATATCGGTCATGATTACTTGGATGACCATAGTGAGAGGTATGATTATTATCACAGGGTGGAAGAGAAGATTGCTTTCGACCTTGAGATGTTCAATAAAATCACTAAGGGAGGACTTTCCAAGAAAACTCTCAACATTGCTTTGGCTGGCACTGGTGTTGGTAAGTCTTTGTTCATGTGTCATATGGGTGCTGGTTGCTTAACTCAAGGTAAAAATGTTTTATACATAACAATGGAGATGGCAGAAGAAAGAATTGCTGAACGTATTGACGCTAATCTATTGAACCTGACTATGGATGAACTGAAAGTGATCGACAGAGATATCTACGAAAATAGAATCAGTAAGATTACAAACAAGACTAAAGGTAAACTAATCGTTAAAGAATACCCAACAGCCAGTGCCCATGCTGGACACTTCAGAGCACTGTTGGAAGAATTGAAACTTAAACGAGAGTTTAAACCTGATATCATCTTTATCGACTATCTTAATATTTGTGCAAGTCAACGAATGAAACAAGGTGGAAGTATTAACTCTTATACATATATCAAGAGCATAGCAGAAGAGTTAAGAGGTTTGGCTGTTGAATATAATGTACCGATCGTATCAGCAACTCAAACAACTCGATCTGGTTTCACAAACTCAGATCCAGGACTTGAGGATACTTCAGAATCTTTTGGTTTGCCAGCGACAGCTGACTTTATGTTTGCTTTGGTCAGCAATGAA